ATATATAACACGAGAAGAGGCAATTCTTGGAGTTCCACATTTAGGAATTAAAGGAATAGCAAACAATACTTCAGCAGGCGTTTTCTTTGCATCACAAGGATTTAAACGCTCAGATTTGTATCAAATTAATTATGTTACTTCACCACCAACGGTTACAATATCTGAAGAAATTAATTTATTGTTAGATTTATTTATTAAGTTAGCTGATCAAGGTATAATCTTCCCTCTTTACACGAAAGGAGAATTAAAGGATGAACCACGTCCACTAGATAGAGTCAAGAAAGGTTATACCAGATTATTTCAAAATTGTTATTTTGCACGTTTATTATGGGCGAGGATGTATTTATTACCTATATTTATAGCACAAGAACGACACCGTGAAAGCGGTAATTCAATAGGAGTAAATGCGTACTCATCAGAATGGCGGGCATATTTTGATGAACTTACGAGATGGGGTGATGATCTGGCAAATATACAAGATCCAGATATATCAGGTTATGACCTCAACTTTGCACATTGGAACGCAGAATCATTTACATTTGGTTGCAAGGTTCATCATATATTCGAAGAAGGTTCACATTGGCATAAGCAAGTATTTTGTATTCTTAGGGGTACATTTGTTCATTATGTTATTATAGGCAACGTTGTTTTACGAACAATTGGTATGCCATCAGGTGATATTGCTACGTCACCAATGAATACCTTCGTAAATGAAATAGAACATGTAGTTTGTTTCCAAGTACGTAGTGCACAAGTTCTCGGCGTATCATTAGATTATTACGAACATAATGTCGGGAAATTTTTTGGAGATGACTCATTAGAAGCTAACAATCCAGCCAATCAAGAATGGTGGAATGGTCGTGTCTTTCAGATAATGGCCAAGATGCTCTATGGACATGAAGTTACGGATTCAGCCAAAGGGGCAACAGTTCAAAAAGGCAAAACTATTTATGAAGTTAAATTTTTACAACGACATTTTGCCTGGCTTGCAGGACGTCTGGTAGCACCATTAGAACCAGAATCCTTATATACG